ATTAATAAGATGCACAGAAAAACAATACACTATCACATACAACCGTATCTTATACACATAGGAAATTTTGTTGCACCAGGATTAACCGGTGCAGGCAAATGGGGTAAACTGGTTAAGAAAAAATACAATTACATCTATACAGGTCAAAATTTAGATGTACTAGATCTAAACATCAATTACAAGTATGCGTTCTATCAAGCAAGACTGTCTGATGCTAACACACTAGATCATGACAGTAAAGAAATCAAAGATTTTAATGACAAGAAAAAGGACAAAACAATAGTAGGCAGAGATGGCGTGTATGGAAACGAATTGTTTGGAGTTAGAAGCCATCCAGTTTCATCTGGTTCTGTTAACAACGGAGAGTTTGACAGTGATAAAAAATCTGCAAAAACAAGAGAGTTTTATGATTACCTAACAAACCCAATAGCAGACATGATAAAAGTTGAAATGAATATAATGGGAGATCCTGCGTGGATAGGTAGTGATCAGTATCTACCTATGGCATGGGAGCAAAACTATGATCCAAAAAATCCAGTTATGGTATCAAAAAAATGGGGAACTATAAAAGGAAACACATGGAGTGAAGAAACAGGATCATTTTCTCTTGACGAAGCAGAACCTTTATGCACACTTGATTTTAAATTTCCAACAGACTTTAATGAAAAATCAGGAAAATATAATTTTGCTGAATCAGGAAAGAATGTTAGGTTTTCAGGATTGTATAAAGTAGTTAAAGTAACAAGTAATTTTGAAGAAGGAAGATTTACACAAGACTTATTAATGATAAGAATAAAAAATCAAGGTGGAACAAATGCAACAGCATATCCGTCTATTGAGATTGATATACCAAAAGGCGATACGTCAAAGAAAACAAACGGTACATTTTCATACAGTGAAAACGCACAGATGAAATGGCATCCAGACGGAAAAATGCACGTGGTTGCAACTGAACCACACGATCCTAGTTCAGATAAAATTAGTATTGAAGAAGCAAAAAAATGGATGAATACAGATCAGTTTCAGCATACTGTAACTGAAGGAGTAAAACACTCAGTAACTAAAGGCAAGAAGCATGATCCTTTAGTGAAACAGCAAACAGAAAAGTATAATCGTAAGCGGATTGCAATTGATCCAAAAACCGGCAAACCAACCGGTCATGTGTTTGGGGGACTATAATTAGATGGCAAGACAAATTCATTTAAGCGGAGACGTATCAACTTCTAAAATAAAAAAAGATGAGTCATATACAAGTATAGATTCGGGTCCTTATGTTGCTGTTGTAAAACAAAATTATGATCCAGAAAAAATGGGTAGAATTAAAGTTCTTATTCCTGCTTTGTCAAAAACAACTGAACCTGCACAGTCTGATCTAGTAACTTGTCAGTATCTAACACCTTTTTATGGTGTAAAAAGTTTAAACGCAACTGATAAATCTGATCCTTATGATTATGCAAATACACAACACTCATATGGTATGTGGGCAACACCACCGGACATAGATACCAGAGTACTTGTAATTTTTGCAGAAGGAAAAATTTCTCAAGCATTTTGGATAGGATGTATACAAGATGCATATGCTAACCACATGATTCCGGGTATTGCGGCATCTGAACAAACTAAAACAAAAGATGTAAAAGGTCATCATTCAGCAGGATTATCAAAAGAAACTGTGTATGGTACAAATTCTGTGCCTGCAGGAGAAGTAAACAAAAGAGCATGGAACGTTAATGGCGGAAACTATAATAAAATTTCAAAACCTATACACCCACTTGCAGAAACATTAAGAAAGCAAGGATTAATACAAGATGATGTTAGAGGAACAACAACATCTTCAGCAAGGAGAGAATCTCCTAGTACAGTGTTTGGTATTAGTACACCAGGACCGTTGGATAGATCTCCAACAGCAAAAAAATATAAATTAGGTGCAATAGATAATCCACAAGAGCAAGAAGTAAACAGATTACCAGGGCATACGTTCGTTATGGACGATGGCGATCTGCAACAAGACAATCAACATATTAGATTAAGAACATCAACAGGACACCAAATATTATTACACGACACAGAAGGAGTAATTTACATTGGATCAGCATCAGGAGAATCTTGGGTTCAACTTGCATCTAATGGAGCAATAGACATATACGCAGGTGGCGGATTAAATGTACGTTCAACAAACAACATAAACTTTCATAGTGATGCAAATATTAATATGTTTGCTAAAGGACAAATTAAAATGAAAGCAAAAGATAAAATTGTTGTTGACGGAAGAAACATTCAGCAAATTGCAGACAACGATATAAAATTACACGCAGTTGGAGGATCGTTATCAACTAAAGCACCAGCAGGCGCAATATTATCTTATGCAGGTACAGGTCAAGAACATCACTCCGGAGGACAAGTACACCTTGCAGGTACTGAAGTTCACCATAACACAATTACAGCAAACGTAGAAGTTGTTAAAGATTTAATTAGAACAGATTTATTATCAGAAGATCCAGCAGGAACGAATACTTTAGTTACGCCAATTGGTGACGTTAATTCTGCTAACAAGGTTAGACCAAAACCTTTAAAATGGGAAGATGGTATTAATGAGTCTATGGACGGTATGAGAGTACCAACACACGAACCATTTGAACATCATTATGGATTAACAAGAGGCATGAATACTTTTGCTGGAGCATCAGCAAACGATGATAATGTTGTAGCAAAATCTAAAAATCCTGATAACGTAGAAAGTATTGCACAATCAAACAGAGTAAGTTCAAATGAAGTTATTAAAGCAGATCAATTAAAAGCAGATTTAGAAGAAAAAATTAAATCTTTAAATTTAGAAAAATCAATTGATATAGAAAAAATTCAATCAGTTGCAGAATCATTTGCAAAAGATTATGCCAAAGCATTTGATTTAGCAAACGCAAAACCAGAGGCACCAGGCCCATGGAATAATTTTGGAAAAGATATTAAACCAATAGGTCCTTTTAATGTTAAGAAAATCACAGCATTAGCAAACGAAACGTCATCTATGTTTAAAGAATCAGTAGATTCATTACTTTCAGGTGATGCAACAAATATGTTTAAAGATAAAGTGTTTGTAAACACAGACGGACTATTAAATGTAAAAGGTAATTTAGCAAAAATGATAAAAACTAAAAATCTTCCTTTAGATGGAAATTTATCTAAATTAACAGAAGGTGCAAAAAGTATTGGTAACGTTTTAGGAGATTCTATAGTTAAAAATGCAGAAACAATAGTTTCACCTCATTTAGAAGGTCCTGTCACAAAAGAGTCAATATCAGTTGATGTAAATAAGATAAAGAGTGTACATAAACACGTAGTAGGAAACAAAGTGGTTGCAGTTACTGAAGTTAGTAAAATAAAAGATAAACTAGGTAAACTATTAGCATCGGTAAGTAAAAATATAGGAAAAGAATTTGGATTTGATGCTTCTATGTTTTCAAACATTGATACTTCTGCGTTTTCGGACTTTTCTAACTTTTCTGGCGATTACGATATTGACAGATTAGACGCAGACGGCGGAATGTATGACGCTTGGGGTGGAGAAGAGAATTTTAGAAAAGCACAAGACGAGGCACTAAAAAAAGCAAGTTCCGGCGAAGGTTGGGGTTGGCAAAAGAAAAAGAAGAAAGATATTAATGTTGATTGGAGTTATAAAAACGTTAAAAAGGATTATGAATAATGGCTGACGAGAAAAACAATATACCTAAAAGAGGAAACGCATTTAAAGGATTTAGTTCACGTGCGGATAATTCTAACTTTAAACTGTATGATTTTGAGTTGATCAAGCAAGATTTAATGAACAGATTGTCTGTGAGAAAAGGTGAAAGAGTAGAAAATCCTGCGTTTGGTACTATTATATACGACGCATTGTTTGAGCCATTAACAGAAGCAACAAGACAATTAATAATTGATGACGTAACTGAGCAATTAAATGCAGATCAGCGTCTAGCAACAAACGAAATTATAGTAGAAGAATATGAGCACGGTATTGCAATTCAGGCGTCTTTAACATACGTTCCATACAATATCACTGAAAAATTGGTATTCAAGTTTGACAGAGATACGTCTTTACGCCTATCTTAATATACGCACATAATTAATACTATAAATATCGTTATTAAAGTATTATGGCCACAAAAAGACAAAACAGATTATTAGTAGCAGAGGATTGGAGAAAGATCTATACTGCTTTTCAATCAGCGGATTTCAAATCTTATGATTTTGAGACCATGCGTAGAACTATGGTTGCATATCTGCAAGAAAACTATCCAGATGATTTTAACGATTTTGTTGAGAGTTCTGAATATGTTGCACTATTAGATTTAATTGCTTATGTGGCACAATCATTATCTTTCAGAGTTGACTTAAATGCAAGAGAAAATTTCTTAGAAACAGCATCAAGACGAGATTCAGTTTTAAGATTAGCAAGACTTATTAACTACAACGCCGCTAGAAATAAACCAGCAGTTGGAATGTTAAAATTTACATCAGTATCAACTACTGAAGAAATAAAAGATAGTGCAGGTCAAAGTTTAGCAGGATTAACAATACGTTGGAACGATGCGGCAAATCCGAATTACAGAGAACACTTTATTAATATACTTGAAGGTTTAAACCAAACAGGACAAACTTTTGGAAAACCGTTAGAGTCAGGTAAAATTGGAAATATATCTACAGAAATTTACGCAACAAGATCTAGTAATACAGATGTACCAATGTATACTTTTTCAAGACCAGTAAGCGGTATAACAAGAAAATTTGAAATTGTTCCATCAACAATACTTCAACAAGATTACATTTACGAAAGATTACCTCTACCAGGCGGTTCGTTCTCATACGTATATAGAACTGACGGAGCAGGTGATTCTTCAAACAACACAGGATTTTTTGCTTTGTTCAAAGAAGGAACATTACAGTCAGAAGATTTTACAATAACAGATTCAACAACAAATTTAGTACAACCTTTAGGTGCTAACAATATAAATGATTCAGATGTTTGGCTATGGCAGTTAGATGATTTTGGCCAACCTTATTCTTTATGGAAAAATGTTCCATCACTTGCAGGTAACAATGCAATTTATAATTCTGTTCAGTCAAGTGTAAGAAACATTTACAACACAGTTACTAGAGCAAACGATAGTGTTGATTTAGTATTTGGAGACGGTAACTTTGCAGATATTCCTATGGGAAGATTCAGAGCATATTACAGAACAAGTGCAAATGAAAGATACACAATTCAACCTGCAGATATGCAAAGTATACAATTTAATATTCCATACTTAGATAAAAATGGTGCAAATCAAACTTTAACTATTGGAGCAAGTTTACAACAAACACTTTATAATTCTGCACAATCAGAATCAAGTGCATCAATTAGAGAAAAAGCACCACAAGTTTATTATTCACAAGATAGAATGATAACAGCAGAAGATTACAATGTTGTGCCTTTAAAAGCATCACAAGAAATTATTAAAATTAGATCTGTTAACAGAACAGCATCTGGTATATCAAGAGCAAAAGAAATTGTTGATCCAACAGGATCATATTCAAATGTTAATGTAATTGCCGATGACGGTGTTCTTTATAGAGAAGAAACATTACCTTCGTTTACTTTTACATTTAATAATAAAAACGATATTCTTAATACACTTAATACAAAAATAGAAACAAAAATAAAACAACCGTACTCAAGACAGTTTTATTATAACAAGTATGGAGCAAAAGATCTTTCTTTGTTAACAACGTCTTGGAATAGTACAACAACAAGTACAAATACAAACACTGGATACATTTATTCAAGTGGTCCTTTAGTAGTAGGTGATTATGCTACATCAAATTTGAAATATATAAAACCAGGTGCGTTGGTTAAATTTTCTTCACCAGACACAAGAAAATTCCTTAATGGAAAATTAGTTGATGCGGCAACAGATGAATCACAGGATAGACATTGGGCAAAAATAGCCTCAGTTGTTGGAGATGGAGCAAACGGCGGAGTTGGAAATTTAGAATCTGG